TAGGAGGGACACGCGGAAGTGCGATTCGGACAGGGGGGGTTATTCATTGGCATATCAGAAGAAACATCAGGAGCCAGAACAAGACGCCGATCGCGCCCGCCGCAATGCCGGTCAGGAGGGCCGGCAAGCCGTTATTAATCATTGATTTCCCCAAATTAACCGGCGTTAACCGCCGTTAACCGCTTTATTTCTTGATGCTTCCCGCTCTGCGAGTAAGCTGGCCTCATGAAAACGCCAACGCATTTCCTTAACGATCAGGGTCTCGACGAACTCGCCCATGCCGAAGCCGCGGAGCTCGCAGAAGTCCCGCAGGCGTGCGAGATCGTCATGGTTCAACTTGATGGCGAGGGTTTCTCGTGGCAGCGACATCAGACGTCCCCGCGCTGTTGCGGGGCCATATCTCGAGCGCGTTCATCGCTGAAATAGATGCCCTCCCAGGTGAGGGGAGAGTTAGCGACAAGAAGGCGCGCCGCCTTAATGTTTGGCCGGCGCATGCCGTAGAGCCAGGAATTGGCCGCGCGGAACTTGATGCCATGCTTTTGGCAAAAGGCATCAATTCCCATTTGGCGTATGTACTGCTTCAGGTTTGGCGTTGACATTGTTGCTCAAGGCTGGGGGTTGACGTGACTTCAATATACACGGGCTGTTTTCTAACGACAAGAGCGTACACGAGACGAGAGATTACTAATTCGTCACGTTCGTCGCACAATGCGTGTATGACTCAGAAGGACTTCACAGACACCACGATCATTCGCGGTGTAAGGAGCTTCGAGGCCCGCAAGCGGCTAATAGCCGCCAGGCACGGCAAGGGGTGGTCTCAGCAGCGATTAGCCAGGGAGACCGGCTGGGATCTCAATAAAGACGCTTCCGGACAGGCAGTCGCCGGGGCGCTTTCCCCTGCTAGGATCGCGAACTTCGAGCAGGGGACGCGCGGAATAGGCTTCGAGGCGGCAGAGTCGATCGCCAGGGCGTTTCGCGATGCCGGCCCCTCGACTTGGTTCATGGGACTTGGGACCAAGAAGCAGGCAGAGCATGTGGCCGTCGAGGAAGGCCAAGGCGGGGTTTTTATCTTCGAGCCACCCGAGGATATACCCCTGCCCGAGATCGGCCGTCCTAGGGCTCGAGGGAGAGGCTACAGGCGCCCTTGATTCCAATCCCTGCCGGCGTAATATGCGCCGCTCCAAATACACCCTATGTGGAGCTACAGCAGAGATGGAAGATTTAGACGAATTGGTGCGATTGCGACGCCTGCGTGACAACCTCGAGCGGCCCGCCTACCTCTTTGAGCGATTTGGGGGCGAATGCCGTGGGGAATGCCCCAGGCCCGTGGAAATAGCTGCAGCGATACACCCGGAGGGGATTACCTGCTGCAACCTGTTCCCGGTATGGGAGCTCTGGCGCCAGACCATGGTTATTGAGCGCTCCCTTACCGCCAAGGTGAACCGCGCGAGGGCGGCGTGAAAGAGCTGCGCGTAGCGAACCTGCAGCCGGATCTCGAAAGCCGGGATCTATTCGCTCAGTGCATGAAACACGCAGAGCGAGGGGATATCGTCGGGGCTATCGTTATCCCGATCTACCGCACCAAGAAGAACGGCAAGCTCTATAACCTCAGCCTTTCCGGTGTGGCGGCCAATAATCCTACCTACGCCACCGGGGTCTGCGTTGCGGTCATCGATATCCTGCGCGACCTATCCTTGAGGCAAGCCGGCCTCAAATAGCCTCCCCAGCCCTGGGGCGGCTAACTTGCGCTCAATTCTGTGACGTAGGTCACACTGGGCGCCCTTTTACCCCTTATATACACGTTGCGTTCGCCCACGGTGAGTGTATAGTGGCACCCATGGACGCGATGATTAACGAAGTGGTTAACGAGCTCAGGAGCCTCAACGGCTTCGGGCTCATGAGCTACCAGCAGTGCGTCCGATGCGAGCGCTACGTGCGCCGCTACCCCGACACCACCCTGACTGGCGAGACCGCTGCGGAAATCGCTGAGCGGCTCGCCAAGGAGGTCTAGACCGTGAGCAACAGCAAACACACACCGGGGCCGTGGGCAGTAGTCGGAGCAATTCCCACCCATCACAGCGATATCGAAGCTGTGTCGCATGACGGTTACCCGATCACGGTCGCAAAGTCAGTTTCCGACAAAGGCAACGCCCGCCTCATCGCCGCCGCCCCGGATTTGCTGGCGGCCCTGAAAAAGATATGGGAAGCCGTGATTTGGCTTGACACGTCCAAGCACTACGAAGCCGCTATTCGACGCATCGCCCACGCTGCCATACAGAAAGCCGAAGGCAAGGAGTAACCATGAGCGACTTCTTTAATGCATACACAGAGACCCTTTCTCGCTTGATTGAAGTGAAGGCACAGCGGGATGAGCTGCTGGCCGCGCTGCGCGATTGTGCGGCTGCGCTTGAGTCGCTGTGCATACACAGCGAGTCAGCTGTGAACGCCCGCGCCGCCATCGCCAAAGCGGAGGGCCAGTCATGAAACGCATCGACCTGCACTACAGTAAGCGCCTCACCCATCTCGGCTGCGTAGTCGAGACGCGATTCACCGTCAAGGATCGTCGGGCGATCACAGAACACGTCGTTTTGTCATGCCCGCCAAGGTCTTCCTTGCGCCTATTTACCCACGGGAGAGCTCGATGAACAAAGAAACCGCAAACCAGATGGCGAAGGCCGAGGCGTATGCCATGAGCCTCTACGCCGCCAAGCTCCGCGAAGTCGACCTCCCGGACATCGACCGCCAGTTGATCCGCATGGTCCTGGCGCTGGCCTACACCGAGGGCCGCCAGTCGATGCTCAAGGAAGTTGCAAAGGTGCTCGAATGAAACCGCGCCTTCACGTTGGCACTTGGCCGGATCCGTCGATGCCCCCGCCGTCGCGGGAACCGATCCTGCCCACTACCCGCCGGTCGCTGCTCGAGCAGCCGATTGGCCGGCTACCCCGGACCTGGCGCCTCACGGAGCCTACCCCGGACGAATCCTGTATCCACGGCCGCATCGGGCCGTGTCCAGATTGCATGCGTGACAATTTTTAAACTGACTTAGGAGTCACTTCGATGTTTACCAAAACCGCTTTCGTTGTTTCAGCCATCCTCGCGAGCTCGGTCGCCGGCGCGGTCTCGGACTGGATCCCGATTTCAGCCAACTTTGACCATAGCAAGCGCTTTGATATCAAGGCGCACTCACTGAACGTCAGCAAAAACGACAAGAACGTATGGGTGGCGACCGCCATTATCCGGACCACCACCGGGACTAGCATGGAGTTTGAAATCATCGCGTTCCCGCTCAGCTATTGCGCTGACGGCATCGGCGAGATGGTTGTGGCCGATACATACGGCAACCTCAAGCATCGCAACAGCATTGCCGCCAATGGCGGCACGGTGGGTTCCGAGATCGCCGACAAGGCATGCGGTGCGCTGAAGTCCTGGCAGCAGGAACACAAGACCAACAACAACGACACCACGCTCTAAGGAGTGCCCATGGAAGCCACAAACGAAATCGCGGCAGCGCTCGCAAAGGCGCAGGCCGAAATGTCGAATCCCGCATTCGACTCCAATAATCCGCACTTCAAATCGAAGTTCGCATCGCTCGCGGCCGTGCGTAATGCCGTGATCCCCGTGCTGGCAAGGAACGGCATCGCCTGCCTGCAGGACATCAAGAACGAAGGCGCGGCGATCTCCTGCACGACCATCTTGGCTCACTCGAGCGGGCAGCGGTTCGTCCTGGGGCCGCTTGTCATCCCGGCTACAAAGCCTGACGCGCAGGGGTTGGGCTCGGCCGAGACCTACGCTAGGCGGTACGCGCTCATGGCCGCCGCTGGCGTCGTGGGCGATTCGGACGATGACGCTGAGGGCGCGGTGGGGCGCAACGGCAACGGCGCCGCCCTGCCTACCGAGCTCATTAGCCAAGGGCAGAGCGCGCACCTTACGACCCTCATCAAAGAAACCGGCGCAGATTCGGACAAGTTCCTGGCATATATGAAGCTCAAGACCCTCGGCGAGATGCGGGCATCGGACTTCGACCGCGCGGTTTCTGCCCTCAATAAAAAGCGGGGGGCGTGATGGCCCGAAAGCGCGAGGACATCAAGGCCCGCATTTTGCGCACCATATCGGTAGTGAATGGATGCTGGATATGGGGCGGTTCATGTACGCGAGATGGCTACGGCGTTTTGGTCGTAGGCAGAAAGCAATGCCGCGCGCATCGGGCCGCATATGCTGAGTTTGTTGGCGAGATACCGGGCGGCATGTTGGTCTGCCATCGTTGCGACGTTCCCAAATGCGTTAATCCTGAACATTTATTCTTGGGGTCTGCTGGGGATAACTCGCGCGATTCTGTTATCAAGGGGCGTCAGCGCCGCTGCGGTGACAATGCTTTAAAAATACCGCGAAGTGAGCGGCCCGCTATTGTCGCTCGCAAGCAGGCTGGCGAAACACTCAAACAAATAGCCGCGTCTTACGGCGTGAGCTTTCAGTGCATTAGCGACATATGCCTAGGGAGGCGCCATGCAGGGTAGTGCGGAATGGAAACAAATGCGCCTGGGCAAGGTAACTGCGTCCCGGGTTTCGGATGTCACGACGCGTACAAAATCCGGGTGGGGTTCGTCGCGCGCGAACTACGCGGCGCAACTGATCGCGGAACGGCTGACGGGAGTCGCAGACGAGATGTTCCAAACAGCCGCCATGGCCTGGGGGACAAAGCACGAACCGGATGCTCGCGACGCCTACAGTTTCTATAAGGGCGTGGACGTGGCGCAGGTCGATTTTATAGACCATCCATCAATAGCTATGTCGGGCGCATCCCCTGACGGCCTGGTGAATCCCGCCGGGCTGATTGAGATCAAGTGCCCGAATACCGCGCAGCACATTGACGTGCTTCTCGGCGAGCCGATCCAGCAAAGATATATCCTGCAGATGCAGTGGCAGATGGCATGCACCGGCCGGGAATGGTGCGACTTCGTCAGCTTCGACCCCCGGCTGCCAGAGGATATGCGCCTATTTGTTCTGCGCATCCCGCGGGACGCCAAGACCATCGACACCCTCGAGAAGGAAGTATCGCTTTTCATCCGCGAGCTTGAGACAAAGCTCGCCTCACTTAAAGGCAGGTTAGCAGCATGAGTACTTATGAGCAGAAGGACAATTCAGGCGCGATTTTCAAGAATCCGAATCGCAAGACCGATCGCCATCCGGACTTGACCGGATCGCTTCGCGTCAACGGGCAGGATTACTGGATTTCCGCCTGGACCAAGCAATCGCAGAAGGGCGAGAAGTATCTGTCGATCGCCGTGAACCCGAAGCTGGCGAAGGCAGAGGAGGAGAAGCCGGCGGCGGTTGACGCCGATCTGGACGACAAACTCCCGTTCTGAGGTAGCACATGAGCGTGCCCATGGCAGTGACCGGGGTCATATGGAAATACGCGCTTACCGTCGATGGCGGGTTGCGCGTGACCATAGAGCTAGATGAAAACCAAAAAAGGCGTTTCCATGAATTTTTTCCGGATGACAAAGCGCCGGTCGTACTGGCGCGGCTGGACCTGGGATCGGATTCCGACGACTGGAGCTCGCCTTGAACTGCAAGCATCCGCCGAGCGAATGGTCAGTCCATACGGTGGGGCTGAGGCAGGTTCCAAAGTGTCGCGCGTGCCACCGGGAATACATGCGCGCAAGGCGAGGTGGGCTACCTACCTCAGATGGCAGGAAGCGGGTCAAGGAAGACCCGACTATCTGGACAGCGCTGGCGAGTAGGCCGTGGAATGAATCTGCGACAGGAGGCTAGAGACCGTGAGTGTCAGGTCAGAATCAGCGGAATATGTTCTGGAGATAGATCCACAACAGTCCTGGCCCACGTACGGCTTGCGGGCATATCAGGAATGGGCCTCAAGGCTCCCGATATCCTCGGCGCCTGGTCGTGCAGTGCGTGCCACGACGCAGTTGACGGCCGTACGCACAAAGTACCTGGGCTTACCCGATCGGATCTTAGGGCGGCCCTCCTTGAAGGTTGTGCGCGGACGATAGCGATATTAGTGAAGGAGGGAAAGGTCAAATGGTAGATATCAAAGCGAGTCCGATCGAATCGCCCGCGAAGCGCTCGCAGGAGAAAAGCATGAATGACCTGATCCAGCAGCTGCGCGACGGTGCTGACGCGCCCCATCTATCCATTGGGCAAGCGTGGAATTTGCTTGGCGAAGCCGCCGATGCGCTCGCGGCGCAGAGCGCCGCTATGGAGGGATTGCAGAGCGCCCTGGATGCTCGCATCGAGGATCACGAGAAGTTGATTCGTGACTACGCCAAGCGCGGCGAATGGATCAAAGGCCAGAACGAGCAGATCGAGCGGATGGACGAGATACTCGAGCGCCTGACGCGGGAGCGGGATCACGCCACGGTGATTGTTGGTGAACTGGCTGCGCTCATCCCCCTCGATGCCACCATAGCCGCCACCCGCACAGGGACCACGATGATTCGGTGGTTCAAAGACCAATTTGCCGAGCGCGACCGCCTCCATGCGGGACACATGTCGGATGCGGAACGCCTCGCCCGCGAAGCGCTCAAGGGAGAGAAGCATGAATGACCTGATCCAGCGGCTGCGCGACTGGGATACTGGTGACGATCACACGGGCCAGCAGTTGCTGATGGAAGCCGCCGACGCACTGGAGCGCCTGACGCGGGAGCGGGATGAGGCGCGTGCCACAGCGGGCCGTGCATGGGACAGGTGCGCGGAGCGACGCGACGAAGGCGACCGCCTCCGCGCCGAAGCGGCAGAATTGCAGAACGAGAACGACGCCCTACGCGAAGTGGTGAGAGAGACAACAGCCGCGTGCGACAGTCTCCGTGATAAGGCGGAAGACTACCGCGCCTTGCCGGCTGAAGTGCTAGACGCGGTCCCCGGCTGCGAATCGGCCGAATACTGGGCGGCTCTGGAAAAGCGCGCCCGCGAAGCGCTCAAGGGGGCGGGGTGAGCATCCGGCGTCGATATGACCCAGTATTCCGCAACAAAGTTCGCGGGCCCCTGGTGGCCGTGTCCCGGGAGCACTTGGTTAAGATCGGCTTCCGTGGCAAAAAGCTTTGTATTTCTACGTTCACCCCGCCGCGCACGATCGAATGGAAAAGAGAAATATTGTGGGTCGACCGCCGCCGTTTGAAGCGTGAGAGACGGAGGGCTCAGCGCGAAACGCCGACGCAAGTGTGACTGTCGCGAGTTGGATGAAAGGTCGCAATTAGGCAACCGGACCCATAGACTAGGCCCGACGCAGACTGATCGTCAAGCGCGCATTATGCGCCTTGCGCTTTAGCCTATAAAAAAGCCCTTTTGTATCAATCGGCTAGGAAATGTCACATTCCTATAATATACATTATGCGAACCAGGCACTAGAAATGCGCGTATTCTTTAGTGCCGTATGTCGCGAAACGATAAGCAGAAAGCGGCGCGCCGGCCCGGGATCCTAGACACTATCGAGGTGTCAAAATGCACCTACGGAATAAAGGCCGAATTGATAGCGGAGCTCTGCGGGGTTTCGCTCGCCACGGCCAGACGATGGAAGGCCGGAACATCCCGCGTCCCGAGGCTCACGGCGGCAGCGCTTGAGATGGGACTGGTGCATTTCATACGCGATTGGCCGGGCTGGCGCTTCGAGGGCCAGGAGATCGTCTCCCCCGATGGCTGGCGGATCAGGCGGGATGACGCACTGTCGGTGCCGCTCATGCACGGGCAGATATCGGCACTGCGCCAGCGGATCCGTGAGCTCGAGGCGCTGACCGATGAGCAGCCGGTCCCGGGCGCCTGGCCGGATAAGATAGGGGCTTAAGCGCCCACGCAGGCGTGGGAGTCGGCCTAGCATTGCGTGAGGACGCCGTCCGGCGCGACGAACACGGCGGTCGGGCACCCACTGTCGTGCCGTTTGAGGTTGGCCTGGTCCCAGGATTGCGCGGGGTTGTGCGCGCACCCAGACACCAGCGCGAGCCCTAGCCCCAGATACGCACGTAGCCGGCGCCTGAAGGCCTTCTGGTGCCACGGCGGGATGAGTGGCAGATCGTCCATGCTTCTCATGAGCCCACCCCGCAAGCGTGGGCGTCACCCGCGAGCTCGCCGCACCGGCGGCAGACGCGTACCCAGTCAAACTTGGTCTCGTACTCGAGTTCGGTGAGCAGCTGCAGGTAGTGCATCGCTTTCTCGAGATCCTGCGCGCCGTTCTTCGCCTTGAACCGGCAAACGTACTTTATGATGTTGCCGGCAAGGAATCCGATGCCGTTGCGGTGGATGAATTCCGCCGGCTGTATCGCGAAGTCTTTATAGTGAGACCCGCCCACCTGCTTATCTGACGCTCTCAGACCAGCTTCGCCTTGCGCTCCGCTGGGCCGTTCATCATCATCCGCCCGCGACTCCAGCCCCCGCACCCTTGACATTGATACCGAGGGTAGATCCCGCTCGCCAGAACCATACGGCCACGTGCTTGAAGGTGGGTCGACTGGCACTTGGGACATTCGGGTTTCTCGCTTCCGGTGTAGATGGAGAGGTTGGGGTGGCCCGTGATCCACGGGCGGAACTTTAGGTAGACGTTCTCGGTGGCGACCACATCGCGGATGTTGTACGCCTTCATTTCGGCCCAGGCGGCGGGGTTATCCTTGAGACACTCTTTCCAGAGCTCGAAGCCTGGGAACTTCTTGTGCTCACTTTTGGGCGTATCGGTGAAGTGCGCGGACATCCAGGCGAGGCGGTTCGATGTGAAGCCGAAGTGCTTCTTGGCGGCCTTGTAGATGTCGACGTGTTTGACGGGGGATGGCGGGAGCATGCCGTGCATGGCCATGCGGGCGTTTATTTTCTTGATATCGAAGGCGACGCCGTTCTGCGTGATGACGATATCGGCGTCATCGAGCAGCTGCCACATCTTCTGGCAGAGCTTCTTATCGTCGCGGACTTTCTTTTTGCCGCGGCCGCCGGTGTCGCCGTAGATGACGTCCTTGGAGCCCAGCCACTTGGCGCCGAATGCGGCTATCGTCCATTCGGTTTGTATCTGGTCAAGCCCTACGTGGGGCTCCCAGATCTGCCAGATATAGGCTTCGATCGGCAGTGTTTCGACATCTAAAACTAATATTTCCGGCATTACTTACCAGTCAGAGCTTGGAGTAATAGACAGCTGTGGAGGTCGACGAAAGCCTCGTCTTTATAGAGACGGTCGCGGTTCATGACGTGAAGGATGGCGTGTTCGAGCTCGTGCAGGTAGCGATGCAGGAGCGTCTCTTTGTTCTTATCGTGAAGGACGGCGATCGTGCGACTCTCGGGATGGAACAGTCCGACAGCCTCTTCGTCCTTCCAGTCTTTGGCTGAGATCACATGCACCGTAAACTGCAGCCCGCCGAGCCTAACAACTTTAGGTATTTTCACATGTTCACCGAAATTGCAATTGCACTATTACGTGTCACTTTGTTGGCGCCGCCACAAGCGGATGCCGTAGTTGGCGAGATAGATCGTGAGGAATGCCGTCTGAAACCAGCCCGGGGTTTGCGAGAGCGCGTCAAACCCCGCCTTGACGATATAGGCGTAGGGGGTAAAGCAGAGAATCGCCGGGATGCTGATGACGTAAAGCTCGAAGTTGCGCGCCCAGCCCTGGCCGGCCTTCAGGCTCTCGAGCTCCCAGTTGGCATCGGCCGCAAGCCCCTGCTTGATGAGATCGGCCTGGCGATCGCCCTGCGCCTGGACTGCCTTTAAGTCTGCGTCGTGCTGAGCCGCGGCGATTTCCTGGTGGCGCGTGATGGCGGTCGTGACCGGCGAGACGATGCCGGTAATAGCGCTCGTGATGAGGTCCAATGGATTCATTCGGGTACCTGCTGCGCGTGCTGGAACATGGTGAAGAGGCGGGCAAACCAGCCGCGCCCGTAACGGGTGAGCTCTGAATTGCTGGCGTAGCGCATCGACCGGGCGACGCAGATCTGGATGGGGTCATCGGGAAGGGTGCGGGCGTAGCCCTGGCCCTGGTTCACCGATGCATCGAAGTGAAGGAGTGCCGTTCCCCACGGCTTAGTGTCCAGCCCCAGCGGCGCCCAATAATCTCGGCGATATATCGCTTTGGCGTCATCGAGGGTAAGAGACTGGATATTGAGAGAGGGGTAAGCGCGCCTTGATATGCCGTACTTGGTTTCCCCGCCCGGGTCTCGCGGATCGCAGACATAGCCGCCCTCCGCGCCAATGACTAGCGCGAACGCTTGGTCGAAGAAGCTCATTTATCCGCCCAATAGACTAGTTCTAGGATGATTCCGACGCCGAGCAGGAAAGCGAGAAATCGCAGGTACAGGAGCAGGAACGCGCCGCCGGGATTCGGCTGCGGTTCTTCTTCTTCGTTCACGAGAGGGACAGTACGGGAACCTTGCCGCCGATCTCATGCTGCCAGCCGGCCCTGAGGGTGCGCCCGAATAGCGGCACCTGTATGTAGGGGCCCGCTTCCCAGGCGAAGATGTATTTAAGCGATGCCGCGCTGTTTCGGGCATTCCAGCAGTACGCGCGCCAGATGGGATTGGCGCCCGCCATGTACGGGCCCTGCTTGCCGAGCGGGATTTCGACCCCGTTGCCCCAGATGATGGCATGCGCACCGCTGACGCCGTCCTCGGGGTTGCCGTAGACGGCATTGAGCGGCGCGAAGCTCCAGCGGTCGATCACCCGCCCATCCTTGATGGAGCGGACAAACATGCTGTCGCCAATCACGGGCGCGCGGGTCGTCCATGCCTGCGTCAGGCAGAACGGGATGAGCAGTACCCAGCCGATGACCGTCGCGAGCAGCTGCACCAGCTGCACGACGGCAAACCATGCCCAGGCCATTAATGGTGTCCGAAAGTACGTTGGATGATCCAGCCGAGCGCGGCGCCGACACCGCTGCCAAACATGCCGATAGCAGTCAAAAAGCCCTTCTGCCGCGCCTGGCCTTCCTTGAGGGAAATCAGTGCCGCATAGGCTTTGCGATCGTCTTCGACGTGCGCGCGGAAGGAATCTATGTGGCTCTCGAGCTTGCCGTCGATCTTGCCCAGTGTTCTTTGGATATCGCCCAATGCGCTTAAGACTTCGTCGCTCATTTTTTTTCTTCTTATAGGAGGTTGTAGGTAAAGGTCATCGCGGTCGCGCCCGTTCCCTTGGTGCCGCTATTGGTGAATCCAGTCGCCGAGCCGGCCTTGTAGAAGGTCGCGGTGCCGCCGGAAACCGATACCAGGGTGCCCGCCTGGGCAGTCGTGCCGCTGTCTTCCAGCTGCGCGAGGTTGTTAAGGGCTCCCGCCGTGCTCCCGGGCTGGATGGTCGCCGGGATACCAGTCATGGTCATCGCGGTCGAGTTTGACGTCCCGGTGACTGCCGGCAGCGTCATCGTCACGGCGTTACCCGCGCGTGTCCAATAGACCGTGCCAGTGACGCTCCCGGTAAACCCGGTGAATGTCCCTGTAAAAGTTCCAGAGTTTCCTGAATTGGTCTGCAGTACCCAATTGGTACCGTCGTAGAAGAACCGCGCCGGCTGGTTTGCGATTAGCTGCCCGGCAAGAACCGCGTTGCCATTAGGCTGCACGACAGTCTTGGCGCCCGTGCTGTTGAAGTTGAGCGTAGAGGCGCCGGTATTCGTATTGGCGGGCTCGAACCACACCTCGAGGCCAGCGATAAGCGTGCTGACGCCACCAGGGCTCACGACATAGGTATTCGCCGAGCCGCTGTCGGTGCCGCCGTAGAAGCTCTGCGGCTCATAGGCGTAGAAGTTATCGATCGACGCCAAGGTAGTTGTGTCCGTGGCGTCATTCAGGACCAGTTTATAGGCGGTATTGGCGAGGTAGCGGATCGTGGCCGCGCCATTGGTGTCGAGTGTGATAGGGTTGCTATTCGCGCTCCCTCCGTCCGTGGTGCCCGTGCTGTAGGTGTTCTGCGGGGTCGTGCTACCCGCCTGGTATGTGTGGAGCTTGCAGCCCGCGAGAACGCCCGAGGCTTGCACGAGGATAGAGAACGGAACGCCCTGGGCGACTGTTTGAGTAGTCATTTCTGTACCTGCTTGCTAAGTGCGGGGGCTGCGTGAGATGCGTGCATCGTGCGCCGCAAAGCTGCGCCTATCCCCGCCTCTTCAACTGCCTTATTGCGCATGCTCGTGAGCATGGCTTGCGTAGCGGGGCTTACCGGCCCCTTTGGCATGCTGCGAATGCCGGCCCCGGGGCGCACGGCTTGCGCCGCTGCGGACTTCAGGTCCATTTGGCCCGATACGTTAGAGATAACATCCGCTAGCTTGCTACCGACACCGGGGATTAGGTGGGCTCCGTATTTCAGCACGCCAGTAACGCCCTTGCCGGCAGCCGCCTTGATCAGCGCCGGGGCCGTGCGCGACAGCGATACCGACGACCCTACCGGAACGCCCTGCGTAGTCTTGAGCGCTTCGCCGATATTGGAAAGCTTTTCCTGCGCGGCCTTGTCGAGCAACAGATTCAATTTCGGTCCGAGCTTGGTTAAGGCGTTATTAAAGGATTCATTCCTTAGCGCCCCGGCATTGTTAGTGCCCTTGGCTACCAAGTGGTCGATCGTGGCTGCGCTCAAACGCTGCTGCGCTACATCATTGCCAGACAATAATTGCTTCAAGCCCGCAACATCATCCGCGTGTCCGTTGATTACGTATTTTTGCGTGAAGTTATCAGGGACGGCCTTACCCTTGACGACGGCTCCGTAAGCCGGGACGTTCTTTTGGTCTTGAAAGTCCTGCCTCGCGAGACCCCGGGCTTTGTCGGCCGCAGCTTTGGCGGCTGCAGTGACGTCGTCCCTCATGGGGAGCGCTTCGAGGTTATCGCGGATGATGCTGATAGCCCGAGCCGCCGTGCCATCGCCAGCCCTGTCCGCTTTGCGAGCCTGTTCTGCCAGGATGGTGCGCGCGTTGTCGAAGTCCCGCATCGTCATCTGAGTCGTCCCGTCTCGGAACTCTTCGAGCAGACCGGAAACCTCACTAGGGACAAACCTGGCGCGGCCCTCCTGCTTAAGCTGCGCCTCCGCGTTCTGTACCCATTGGGGGCCGTCTACGGGAGAATCGCCAGCGTTGAGCTTTTCAACGTCGTCGTAAGCGTTCTTAATGGCGGTCCGCCTCTGCTCGTGCAGGGCTTCGAGATCCTCTATGGTCCCCTGCCCGTGCTCAAACTGGGCGCGGCCGCGATCATTGGACGTATGAACGTCAGGGGCCACTTCTTCGCGGGTGTCCTCGAGCGCGGTACGCAGCTTCTCATTCGTGTCGCTGCGATGCTTGTCTAGCTCGGGGTTGTTACGCTCGTCTACTATCTTTGATGTGTCGCCCGTAGCCTCGCCCTCGGTGTACTTGATGCCGAGCGAATCTGCCTGCAACTGCTTAGAGGCGGCGTCGGTATTTATTTTCCCGTCTTTTACTGCGCCCGCAATCTCGGACTGAAGTTCCGGGCTCGCGCCGGCCAATTGAGGCGCGGCCGCCGATGCTCCCTGGCTCTGTGCGCTCTGCGCGGCGTGCTGGTCGAGTAATCCCTGCGCGTCTAGCGCCGCCTCCGGATCTTTGAATTCAAAGCCTCTAGTGATCGACGAGAGAGCCCTTCTAGTCAAGGCCAAGGCCCCGGCGGGGTTGCGCGCGATCGCCGCTGCGCCCTCTAGCGGCGCAAGTAATGGCGCCGCCAGTGTCGCGCCCTCCGCTTCCTTGCCGGCAATGTCGGCGCTCGCCTGTGGATCGGCTTGCAGGCCGAGGCCATTGGCAGCGCGGGCGAGGTTATAGGCCGCGGCTTGATAAGCCTGCTGCGGCGCCTGCACCGTAGTTTGGGCGACTGTGTTAAGCACGCCCTGTCCGACATCGCTATTGGGCTGGTAGATATGCGATAGCGTTTGCTCTGCAAGCTCCTTGGACTTCTCGTGTCCTTCGCCCGCGAGCATGTTGTATGCGTACCGCCCTGCAGCGCCGACGCCGAAGAGTGCTCCGGTGAAGCCGCTGCCGATTAGTTCTGCCGTGGCTTGCGGCGCTTGCCTTGCGATATCCCCCGCCGTGAGGTTGCTAGGGCCGCCCTGAGTCATGGCTGACGCTAGTTCGTCTTGTGTCGGCTCGCGGCCAAGCATGGAGCGTAACTGTGCGGCCGCACGCGTGCGCTGGTCCGCTTCGGTCGCGGCGGGAGTCTTGGCGGCGGCTTCCTGATTAGGAAACAGCCCGCCGTCAGGCGTGGCTATGCCCTCATAAGAATCCGTGTTCTGCGCGAATAACCCGCCGTCAGGCGTGGCTATGCCTTCGTACCCGCTCATTTGGTGTAGACGTTCCCGTCAGTGCCGCGGAAGCGCGTTCCCTTGGAAATGCCGCGCGCTTGGTCAGGCGAGTATGTCGGCAGATTCGCGTCCGCCCGTACCCGCTGCATGTCGGCGCCCAGCGTTCCCTTGTAGATCGGCGAATTGGCGGCGTTACCAGCTTCCCCGAGCATGCCCGTGTAATACTTTTCGCGGTTTTTGTTGACGACCGCCAAGGCGCTTTTATTTGAGCCCTCAACCGGGACAACAGACTCGAGAAGCTGCCGAACCTGGCTGGTTGTAAGGCGAGCTCCGCCAAGGCCGTGGCCGATGCCCTGCAATACCGGCATGAGGGCCGCCATGTATTCCTGATCCTTGTCGCTCAAGCCGTGGGCGAGCACTTCCTGCGAGAATCCCTGGCTCAGGAACCCGCCCTCCTCCGATGTTGCTACTTGGACGATGGCCGCGCGGGCGCTAGGCGAAAGCGAGTAGCCGCCCTTCTCGAGCCGTTGAAGGTCTTGAATGCCCGATCGCATATCATTGGCGAGGCCGGCGGCTTTCTGCTCGGCCTCGGTCGGCTTGGCCGCACCAAGGTTATACCCTGGCGACTGCCCGGGCTGCTGCTGCCCCGGGGGCGCAAGACCCAATGCCGTGCGCGTGATGTTGGGCCCACGAGACGCGCTGACGGGCTGGCCGTTAGGCCCCAGGCCGTTCATTCCGTAGCCGCCAGTCTGCACCGGGACTTTGGTGGTTTCGCCGGTGTTGGGGTCGTACTTGTCAACGAGCGTGAAGCTGGGTACCTGGCGCTCGGTCAGGTCGCCCACTTTCTTACCTGAAACTGGCTCGACCTGCGCAGTTTCGCCCTGACCAAGATTGACGTTCTGAAGCGGGAGCGGGTAGTCCTTGGATTCCTGGCCGGAACGCCCGCGAAGCTGATTCGCAAGGCCGCCAAGTACCAGCCGCACGCTATTGTCGTTTACTTGCGCGGGGTCGTTAGGATTGATGCCGAAGTGCGGGGCGAATGCGGCAAACTGCGCACGCAGCCCCGGGTTTGCCATGACGGTAGCCGCGGGACTCGGGGTATTACGCAGGGCGTCAAGGTCATTAATTGGCCCCTGCATCTGAAGCTTTAGGCCCGCAACCTGCGCTTCACGCGCGGCTTTGATTCTTTCCGCCCAGTAGGGGCTGAGGCCAGAAAACGATGCCTGCTGTTCCGGCGAGAGGCCCATGACGTTGCTTGGGTCGTCGTAACTCTTACTGAATGAGTCTCCTTGGGAGCTCGCTGCGCCGCCAGCCATAGTGCTAGAGGGCGAAGTGCCAGGCGACCCAACGGCGTTATTTCCGCCAGAGCCGCCAGAGCTCCCGCCGCCGCCGGTAGCCGATGGATTCTGCTGCGGGGCGCCCGAGGGATACGCGCTCTGCTGCTGGGTTGCGCCCCGGAGTCCACCCAAGGCGTGATTAATGAGGGCGCTATTCAGGTCGTACTGCTGCTGAGCGCCGGCAAGCCCAAGCTGGCCCTCCATGACTTTCTGACGCAACAGCTGGTAATTGAGCGGTTGATCCTGCTGCGCGTACTGGTTCTGGAGACCTGCGCCCACGGCTTGAGCCCCGAGGAGCTCCTGTTGCCCGATGTTCGGGAAGAAGTAATTGGTATCCATAGCTAGCTTTGATTCCTAGATGCGGTGCCACGCAAACCGCCAAACGATGTAAGACCCATTTGAGATATGGGCTTGATGCCGTACTGGGCGGCCAGCGCTGTAAGCTGCGGATTGCCCTTTAGGGAACTGTTATCCAGCATGGCCGACAGCTGCATGGCGGTATTCGACTGGGTAGACGGGTCAGAGCTATTGAGCCCCTGCTTTAATCCGCTCGTGGCACTGTTGAGCCATTGCCCGGAGACTTGCACCGGCTTGGACTGCATCCCATAGAGGATCGGAGCCGCGAAAAGCCCAAGCGGGCCAGCGTACGCGGAGATGCTGGCGAGACTGCCAAGTCCGCCTGCGGCAGTGCCACCGGCAAGCGTGCCAATGCCCGCTGCTGTATTGGCCGCGCCGAGCGCTGCGTTCGTGTACCCGAGCGCCCCGCCTTTCTTGATGCCGTTGTACACGGCGAGCGCCCCGCCCGCAGCACCGAGCGCCCCGCCAGCCAGGGATGAGTTTCCCCCGAATGCGCCTAATTTGTTGGCGAGAGATCCCGCGTTGAGAGCAGCGCTCCCGTATCCAGATACGCCCTTGCGCTGCAAGCCCTGGTAGATGGCTAGGGCGTTGCCCGCATCCCCGATGGCACTGCTCGCCTGCGAGAGTGCGCTTTTATCTCCGCCAAACTGGGGGAACGCCGATGACGTCGGGCTCGCGCCACCTTCTGGCTGTACCGCAGTTGATCCGCTTGGACTAGCGCCTCCGGGGGGAGCGGCCCCCGTCGAAGGCGCTACGGAGGGGGGACGATGCCCGTGTAGTCGCCCCCCCCCGGCGTGCTGTAGCTACTACCGCCGCTGGGCAGCCAACTATATCCCGGGTCTCCGATGCCAGGATTATTGCCGCCCATGCTGCCTTGATATCC